GCATCGTCATCGTCCATTGGTTCACCGACCTGCGGTTCAATGGGCGATTCGGGTGCGGTCGTGACCTGCTCCGGTGCCCCGCTGGGCACCGCGTCGGCCTGTTCCATGGGTTCAGCGGTGCTGTCCATGTCAGTCTCCTCGTTGATAGCCGTGCTCGGACGCGACGTTGCGTTCGTGCTGGCGGCTGGTGATGATTGGTCGTCCACGGGAATCCGTCTGACAACCGGGAAGGTTGCGCGGCAGCGACTGGCTGACGTACGGATAACCCCACGTGGTGAAGTTCGTGCTGATCTGGGACTCGCTGACCACCCGGGTCAGCGCCCCAAACTCCGGATGTTCGATCGTCGTGCCAATGGAGGGAACCTCGGACATGGACATGGCCAGTTCGTGCATGGTTCCGTCTGGGGATTGGAAGCGGTAGATCGGCATTACATTCGGGAACGGACGGCTGACAACGCAGCCTGTGCCGCAGGAGGAATTGCCTGTGGCTCACCAGTAGCAGAAACCTCTTGTGCCTGTTCACCAACACCCCCCCCTTCAGGAGATGGTGCCGACACTGCCTGTCGCATCTGCTGCAAGGCGCTGTCGTCCACGAAATCCTGCATCTGCGGGACGTTCTGGGCGTCGCCAAGGAACGACAGAACCTCCTTCCACTTGATGAACGGGGTGGCTGGCATGATCTGGGCAGCCGTGGTCAGCACCTGCATGGTCTCCACAGCGCGGCGCTGGGCCAGCATTTCGCTGACGCGCTCCATGCTGTAGACGTCAATGTCCACCTGAAGGTCTTCCCATTGGCCCACCTTCAGGCCGCCGACGAACACCGGATCCACCATCCCAAGGTTCTTGGTGTCCTCGCCGCCAACGGCGAAGGTAATCCGCTCGTCGTGCCACAAGTACCACGCGACGCTGCGGAACAGGGTGTCGCAGGCTTCCTGAAAGTTGCGCTTGAGGTGGGCAATCCGCATCGTGCTGGCGGATTCCGCCACTGCCACCTCGGTGGCACTGGCCGACCCGGCGATGTTGCCCCGCATGGCGTCCGACATGCCCAGAGCGCGGTCCAGCCGCTCCTTGGCCGTCTCCACCGACTGGATGTGCTGGTTGGTGCTGCCGCCCACTTCCACGGGCTGGAGGCTTCTGGCGTCCAAACCAGCCTCCGCAAACACGTACAGGTCCGGGGCGTTGACCACGTCCTGAAGGAACTTGGGGTTCTTGGCGTCGCCCACCAGAATCCGCTTGTACCGCTTCTGGTTCTCCTGCTGGCTGATGGCCATGTCGTTGCAGTACCGGATCTGGTCGCGGCACGCCACGATTGGCGACAGGGGGTAGGGGTCGTTCGGCACGGTGAACGCCCCGAACACCACGTACGGACCCGTGGCCGGGCCGTAGTACGGCATGGGCTGGCGCACCATCTGGCGGGAAATCTCCCCAGACGACCCGCTCTGGTACTTGGCCAGCGTGTAGATGGTGCCGTTGAACATCGACTCGTCGGCCACCTCGTCCAGCAGTTCAGCGGCCATGGGGTCTAGTTCGGGCACCCAAATCTCGTAGACCGCCAGTTCACGGCGTTCCGGAACATCGCGGTCCTGCCGAAGTTCGTCCACCCCGTTGTTGGTGGCCAGCGATTCGATCACCTCCCGGTTCCACGTCTCATCCACCTCGGCGCGGCGCAGCAGCGTCTCCTTGTCGGTGATGTAGACGTGACCCATGTACCTGCACTCTTCAAGGTGCTGGGCAGCAGGATCGACGAAGAAGCGACCGGGATCGATGCGGTAGATGCGCGGAAGGTAGGGACCATCGGCGTCCCACTTGCGCATTGCACCCTTGGGTTCGTTCACCACCAGACCCACACCCCAGCCCAACAGCATGTCCACGGCGATGCGCTCCAGCGTGGCGCGAGCCTTGGTCATGCGCGACCAACGGTTCATCGCCGCCTGCATGGCCACGCAGGCCGTCCGCTGGGTGTCCGGACGCGCACTCCGGACCCGGACCTTCGGGTTGTCGTGGATGATGCGAGGCAACACCATGCTGATGTAGGCATGCACGGCGTTCTCGGGCTGCTCTTCGCCCCACTGGTCTCGGTACGCACGGCCAGTGAACCACTCGCGAAGTTCCGTCGGCACAGTCATGTGCTGATTGCGGAAATCCTCCGCACGGTCAATCTCGTCGCGGATGGCCCAGAGGTTAGAGAAATCAAGCATTTGTCACCTTCTTGGGCTTGATGCGCGACATCGTGTCTGCCAACTGGGCAATCCGGGCCTCCAGCGCCATGAGTCTGCCCAACGTTGTGGTTGCCGAGGGGGGAGGTTCCTGCGTGACCATGGTCATCTGCTTCAGAACCTTCTCCCCCTCCACCGGGTCAAGTTCGATCTTGACCCCGCCGTTGATGACAACCAACACCCGGCCACCCATGTCTCGGACCTCGTCGATCGCATCTACGTGGTAGTACGTGTTCCGGACACGGATGAAGCGGGCGTTCATCGCTTCTTGCCCCGTGCCTTTGCAGGCTTGCTAGCCATGCTCTTCTTGGCGAACCGCTCGGCCATGGAGGCTTCCATCTTGCCCTTCGCGGTGTACGGGAACTTCTTGTTTCCAACCTTCGGCATCACTTGATCTTCTTCCATCCGCGCTTCATGGCGGAGTAAGACTTCGCGCTCACGGTGCTGGCAGACTTGGGGCGCGAGATCCCAAGTTTGCGACGCTTGTTGATGTTGCCGACCAGCGAGTTCTTGGCCATCATTCCTCCTCAACGGCAGGAAGGAACGACCAGACTGGCGTCCCATCCCCAACATAAGCCGCGACCACGTTGTGCTCCAAATGCTCGACGGCATCGTCGTAAGTCATGTTGTGGTCATTGATTAGCACATGAATTACCCGGTGGGTGTCATACACGACCCGGTACGAACCCGACTTCATATCCCGGGTTATTCCGATGATTGCGTCGTCCAGCCCGTCCGCGAGCAGAATCTGCTCCTCGTTCTCGTCCGCCCACGCCTTGACCCTGTCCGCGTTTGCAATCATCTGAAGACCTCATGGTGCTTGAAGATGTCGCCAGCCGTACCGGGAGCGTAACCCTCATCCACAGACGATGGAACAGGGGCATCATCCTTGGCCATCCACGCCAACGCAAGCGCAATCACGCGGTCACCATGGTTCTCCCGCGCCCCCGTGCTCTCGTCCCGGAGCCGACCGGGGATCACCCGACCATTGCCGTCCAACACGTACGCCAACATCTCGTCCAGCGTCCCCGTGCACGAAATGATCATCTCCCCCTGCTGCACCGCCCGGGACAGATTGCCCAACAGCAACCGCTTGCTCTGCTCGCTGGACACCCAGCCCACCCGGTCCACAATCCCGTGCGTGCTCTTGCCCTCCTTGCGAGGCTTCCACACCCGGTGGAATCGCTGCGCCTCAAAGTCCCGCTGCAAACTCTGACCGGGTCCATTCACCTCCCACGCCACCACCGAATCCCGGAAGAACACCCGGCACACCTCCGCCACCTCCGCAGCCAAATCCGCAGGCGTGATGTTCGCATCCACCATCATTGCCAATAACCGACGCTCGTTCACGTCCAACACCGCCACCGCACTCGCGTGGTTGCCCGTCCCGTAGGCCGGGTCAATCCCCACCGAGAACGACCCCACCACCGGAACGTCGTCGCACCACAGACGCCAACGACCCGTCGGGCTGTCCACCCACCGACCACGAACCCAGTTCGCCCGGCGTGGCTCACGGCCAAACTCCCGGCGATGACTCGTAATCGTCACGCTGGGGAAGAACGCCGCGCCAGCACCCATCGCCTCCGCAAATACGTTCTGCGCCAAGTCCACCTTGTCACGCTTGCGCAACTGGTCCGCAAGCCATGGCGTCCAGACGTAAGTGCTCCCCACAACCCCACTTATGCTCCCGTCGAAGTCCACCCGGGTCTCCGCCCCATGCGCCTTCTCCGGATGCTGGTAGTACAGCATCTCCACCAACTCCGGGTTCCCCGTCCCACGCGCCTCACCCACCAACCTGTCGTAACGCGTCCCATACCCAATCGGGGTCGAAACCGCAATCCGACAAGACGTCGTGTCCGACGCCGAACGCCACGCAGCCTCGTCGTCCTCCAACGCCGCAAACTCGTCAAACAACACAAACGTCCGGCGACCACCTCGGCCAATGTGCGCACCACTCGCCTGACCCGCAATCGTCGCCCCACTCACCGGGTGACGCAACACCATGTGCTGCCGATACTGCCCACCCTTGCGCATCTCCGGAACCGCACATGGCAACAACCAACCGGGCTGGCTGGACAGCAAGTAGTCCACCTTCCAGAACAAACTGTCCGGGTCGCCCGTCCGGTCCACGTTGTCCTCCACGCGACTCACCAACAAACTCTGCCACCCATGGAACAACCACCCCCACACCGCTAACCCCAGCACCACCCACGACGCACCCATGTCACGGCTCTTCCGGACCACCACGTCACGACCGTCCACCACGCACGTCCGCAACCGACGAATCGCCCCAATCTGCACAGGCCACGGAATAAACGGCACGTCAGGAACCGCCACAGGGCGCTCCCGGCCATCCAAACCAACCTCCTTCACACGGTACGTCCACGCCGTCAACGCCAACCACGCCGCAGGATCCGACTTGAACAACGCGTGCAAATCCGCTCGCTCCGCTGGCGATGCACCCGTCAACACAAACTCCCGTAACCGCATCACATCAGCCAACCCAGTCGGCCACGAAGGGAGGCACAGGGGATCCGTACTGGGGAAATAGGGGGCACCGTGCCGCAGAGGGGGGTGGGACTCCGGCGGCGCGGCAGGCCCGGGGGATCCGGACGCGGGATCCCCCCCCGGGGGGGCGGGGGGCCGCCCGGGCCGGGTGGCGCGGCGGTACGCCTCGCGCCGGGCGGCGCGTGCCTTGGCGGCGGCCCCGCGCTTGGCGGCGGCTCGCTCGGCGGCGGTGGGCACGTTGCCGGGGTGCGCCTTCTGCCACGCTGCCCATGCCTCGCCCCCCGCCAGCCGGGCGGCGGCTCGCTTGGCGAGCCACGCCTTGGTCGCGCCCCGTGGTCGCCCACGCCCATCGTCAGCCATCGCCCGGCTCCGGCAGGGCTGGCGGACTTTCCTGCTCGGCGCGAAGTCTGGAAGCGGCAGCGAACCTCTCCAGCATCTCCAACGCCCTGCTGGCGTTGCCGTCCTCCATGCGCAGGCCGCCGGACACCTCCACCTTCTGCACGCCGTCCCGGTACCGCCCGGGCTTCAACCCGCGCAGCCGCAGGGCCAGCGCGTTCAACTGCACCTGCGACCCCTGCGATGCGCCGGACGCGATGCCGTCCAGCGTCTCCTCATGCCGCTCGGCCATCACGCGCTCGGCCATCGCCCTCGCCTGCGCAAACACAGCGTCCGCCTTCTCCCAGCCCACTGGCGTGCTTTCCGCCACGCCTGCCGCAGCGCATGCGCCCCGCCAGCCTGCGCCGTCAGCCCACGCCCGGAGCCACTTCGCCTTGCGCTCCCCGGACTTCGTGAAATCCTTCACGAACTCCTCCAGCCAGTCGGGTTCATCGCTCATGGCCGCGCATTGTGCCCTACGCGCCCTGTCCAGTCTCGCGCAACCCCTGTTTCCGCAGTGCTTTCTGACTTTCTGCGAAATCTGCGCAGATTCTGTCCTCTACCTGTTGACACGCGGTAGCCCCGACTGTATTGTGTGTCAGTGTGGACGCCGTGTCCACTTCGCACCTGACCGGAGACCTGACCATGAGCAACCGCAACCGCTTCACCCGTACCCGCGCCGGATCGACCTACGTCTGCGAGTCCTGCGGCAAGCGCACCCGCGAGACCGGGCACGACGAATCCTCCGTGTCCCTGTGCGCCGCGTGCTACTTCGAAGCGCAGATCCAAATCCTGCTCGCGGACTACAGCGATGCGTTCACAAGGGCGCAAGAGCAGGCATTCACCGCCCGCCTGAACGCCGCGAAGCCCTGCACCCCCGACGCCGACACGAAAGCGTTGGCCGCCCTGTACGCCGAAATGGAAGCCATCGCCCACCCGGGCAGTGACGATGGGTACGCGGACTACCCCACCATGGAGTCCGAGGACGGCCCCTACTGGCAGACCGACGGCTACGCCCGTTGGCTGGACCGTCAGTGACCGCGCACCGACCGCCTCCACTGGGGGCGGCGGATGCGTCGGCCATGTTGGCCCCGCACTTGACCCATTCGGAGCATCTGACCATGCCACGACAGACCAAACTTGACCGCCTCCGCACCGAACGCGCCGCCGCCGTCAACGCCATGGCGTTGGCCGCAGAGGCCCAGCGAAAGGCCATCGCAGAACTTCCCGAGACCGCTGCCATGACCGCTGCAAGAGACGCGCTGGAACGGGCGCAGGCGGCATTCCTGCGGGAGCATGAGGCCAGCAACCGCCGCAAGTACCGCCCGGGGGTGCAGTACGAGGTGCGCGAGATCAACTCCGACGGCGACGCCTTCAACTGCTGGGCGTTCCCCACCAAGGGCGAGGCCATGGGGTGCGCTCGCGCCATGGTCAAGCGTCTATGCGACGGCCACGCGGTGGCAGTGGAGCGCGTGCGCGACGGCGAGTACGTGACCGTGTGGACAGGCGGTAGCAGCGAAGCCATCGCCGCGTGGAACGGGGAGTTCGACGACGACTACGGCGACAACTGACGGCGTGACTCGCGCTCGGGCCATCGCGAGGTGGCCCCTGCGCTTGCCACGGTGGCAAGTACCTAACCCCTGACTGGAGACCCTGACCATGCCAACCCGCACGACTGTGAACGACGTTTCCTACGCCGTCCTCCGCATCAACAACGCCACGAAGGCAGTTCCCTTTGGCCATGGCTGGATGCAGGCACGCCGCTCCAGCGGTTTGTACATCTTGGAGATGCTGGTGCGCGGCAACGACGATCGCCTGACATGGCGTCCCATCACCACGCGCAAGGGCGCGGCCATGGTGGCCTACCTTGACGCCTACCTTGATGGCTTCCGGCACGGGCGAGCGCCCGTCGATCACCCCGTCACCGCCTAACCCTCACAGGAGACCAACCATGCTTCGGGCGAGGGGGGGCGGTTCCGCCCCCCCTGTGCCCTTTGACTGCGGAATGTTACTTGCACCAACGGTTGGCCTGCCGGGGGGCGTACCTGACGGCCTTCTGCCCCGGCCCGTGTGGGATTCGGGTGCGCACCCTTGACCCACATCTCCGCACTGGAAGTGTACTTGCCCTACCAGAAAGTCCCAAGACCCTATCGCAACTACAGCCCACGCAACGGTTTGCGACAATCTTCCAAATCTGCTGGATTGCCTGTTGACCTACGGTCGATACCTGATACTCTGATAGTCGCCTCGGTCGCGTGACCGTGGCACCTGACCCCTGACTGGAGATACTGACCCATGCATGAGATCAAGAGCAACGACGGACTGGTCCTCGCACGCAACGCCGCATGGCACGGCCTCGGCACCGTGGTGGAGTCCGCCCCCAACCCCTTCGCTGCCCTCCGCCTCGCCGGGATGGAGTGGACGGTGGAGGAGTCCGCCAACGTGACCGGGATCTTCAACCCCGGCGAGCAGTCGGAGTACCGCGTGTCCACCGACACGGCCAAGGTGCTGGTCCGCTCCGATGACCACTCGGTCCTCGGCGTGGTCGGCCCCGACTACACCCCGGTGCAGAATCAGACGCTGGCCGAACTGGCCTACGCCCTGCGCGACGCATCGTCCGATCAGGGCGTCCGGATTGAGTCCGCCGGATCCATCCGGGGCGGTAAGCGCGTTTGGTTCCTGATTCAGGCACCGACCGTGGAGATCGGCAGTAAGGGCGACATCACCAACCCCTACCTGATGCTGGCCAACGGGCACGACGGCGGCGAAAGCCTCAAGGCGTTCGGCACCAACGTGCGCGTCGTGTGCGCCAACACCTACCGGGCTGCGCTCGGTCAGGCCCGGGACGTGATCTCCTTCCGCCACACCAGCGGGATCAACGACCGCGTCGAACACCTGAAGACCACGATCAACGCGTGGTTCAAGTCCATCGAAACGGGCCGCGAGTTTGCCACCGCGCTCGCCGCTCGCAAGATGACGCGCACGCAGGTGCAAGACTTGTGGGTCGAAGTGATCCAGCGGCTCGACGGCGAGATCCCGGCCAAGCCCAAGAACGGTTGGGAAGAGCGCAGCCGGGAACAGGCCATCGCTGGCCTCGCCCACATGGCGCAGGTGTTCGACCGCGAGTCCCAGCAGTTCGGCGCGACGGCGTGGGTGGCCGCCAACGCGGCGACCAACTGGATCCAGCACGTGCGCTCGGACTACAGCCTGCGCGTGAAGGACGCTGGCGTCCGCGCCTTCTCCAACTGGGGCGGCACGGTGGCCGATGACACCGCCGAAGTGTGGAAGGTGGCTGCCGCGCTCGCCTGATGGTGACTCGCCCTCGCCCCCCGGTTACCGCCGGGGGGCTTGGGCTTGCCACGTTGGCCAGCATCTGACCCCCTATTGGAGACCCTGACATGTACGAATGCACCGTGATTTCCCTGAAGGCGAACGCGAATGTCCACATTGTCGCCTACATCATGGCCGACGGGACCGTGGCGATCCACGACCAGCGGCGCAAGCGCAACACGCTGCTGATGCAGGCCGACTGGAACAGCCACGACCTCGGGTTCGTCGGAGCCGTGGTCGCTCGCAGCCTCGCACGTACTGCCATCGTGTGGCGCGACATGATGACCAGCAACATGGATGAGTACGACACCGACCTGCTGGCGGAGTCCATCCGCGAGGGCTTGTACATGCTGGTGCATGACGGCATCCGCACCAGCGACAGGTGCCGCGACGTGGCGGCTGCGCTCCGCAACAGTGACGGCGGATCCATCGGCGTGGAGCGCATGGTGGACCCGGTCGCCAGCGGGAAGGAGGTGCGGTCGTGACGCGCCATCAACGCTGGACCGTGGGGTACTGGATGCAGATCGACCCATCCCTGACCCCGGCCATTCTCGCCAAGCGTATCGAAGATCCGATCGCCGCCGATCTGATCCGAGCCGCCGATGACCTTCGACGTGCCGACCCGGATGACGAGGCCGGGTGGGCCGCCGCAGCCGATGCCTTCGATGCTGCGGAGACTCAATTCCTCGCCGTTCACCGTGACACAGAGGTTCGATTCCAATGAGCAACCCATACAGCACGTTCAAGGACCGCAAGACCGTCCCCCTACCCCAGCCCACGTTCGCCATGCTGGTGCAGTACCGCGACGCCATGGCACTGACGGTGCCGCCCGGCGTCAGCGTCAGCCTGCATGCCGCCGTGCATCATGCGCTGGTGACGGCCATGGCAGCCCAAGCCAAGGAGCAGACCAATGAAGTTCGCTAGTCTCATCGCACTTTCCATCACCGCCTGCTGCCCAGCAGGCGACGTGCTGCTGAACTTTGGCAGGGGTATGCAAATGTGGACTGGCGGCGTCGCCATCGACATTGGCGGCGGGTCGTGGGTGGGGTCGGGCTGGGGCAGGTATCCCGGCATCAGCCCACCGTGGGATCCGGTGCTTCCGCCAGTGCGCATGCCCCAGCCTGCGCTGGTGCAGCCTGCGCTGGTGCCGCCGACCGTAGTGGTGATGCCTGCGCCAGTGCCCGTGCCGCCGAAGACCTACACGCTGTGGGTGGCAGGCGAGCCGTACACTGTGCTTGCTGCGCAGCCTGCTCGCTGACGTGGCTCCCTTTCTGCGCCCCCGTCCTGCATGCAGGGCGGGGGCTTTACTTTTGCGCCGCTCGCCATGCCCGGTGGCGGTTGGAGTTGGACGCGCTGCATCGCTTGCACCTGCACCCGTACTGGTACGCCGTGCATGGGGACAGGGTTGGATGGGCG